ATTGTTTCAGGTGCTACGTAAGGTTCTGAGAACGCTGCAGAGAAAAAAGCTCCTGCTTTACCTTGCTTTACCCATAAGGCAACTTCCATTTCTTTTCCGTTTACGTTTACCTTTCCTTTGTAGTCGGGATGATTCTCCGCTTTCTTGTTCGTGTTTTTGAAGATTGCTCCCGTGTTGATTTTGTTTTCCATTGTATATTTATTTAATTGTTTACTTAATTCGTATTTTGCTACTTGTGGTTTGACTACAGTTTCTACAATATACTGTGCTTTTCTGTTAAAGTCTTCTTGATCTATTTTCATGGTTCCTCTGTATAATTTTCTAATACTTCAAAGTGAGACATGTGCCCACAATTACTACACTCAAGCTTATCACAAGAAACATGATGTACTGACAATGATTCATGACTACATAGGTCACACTTAATTAAAGCAGATACCCATCCTGTTCCTTTCTCTTTCATTGTTCTTGTTGTTTAGTCTACAATAAATTCATCCGTCTTCACAACCTCCACTCCCTCAACTAACTCTGCAAGGTTACCCGTTACAATTGCTGTTGTGTGTGGATGTTTATTCTCACTTAACCATTTCATTAATGGCTTTACTGCTTGTTCAAATGTTACTTTTTCCATTTTAGTTTTATTTTTAATTGTTAATGTTTTGTTTGCACTTACTGCTGTTTGCTCAAGATGTACCATCATAAATGCATAATCATCCATAATTTTAGTTAGTTGTTTAACATCTATTGTAATCTTAATATTCCGTGCTTCTATAAATTCTTTTGCTAGGCTCATTGTTCTTGTTGTTTAAATGTTAATTAATTTCTTCGGACGATACCCAACAATCATCTTTTAGTTGGTATCCTTCAAGGTCAAACCATCCAAGTCCATCCTTGTATTCGGCTAATACTTTAAAGCCATCTTTGTGTGTTAGTTCAAACATTGTTCTTGTTGTTTAGTTACAATCTCAATCAATTTGTCAAGACAAGCAAGTTCTGCTTCTTCGTAGGTTTTATACTGATTGTCCTTAATTTTACTATTATCCCAATCTATATTAGATATAATAGTGTAGTCATACCAAGCAGTTTCCTTAGTTAAACCGCCATCATATTTAGGTTCACCATGTATAAAATACTTATCTCTAAACCATCTAAATGCTTGTGAGAATATTGGTGCCAATGTAAAAAACTCACTTCTGTCAACACCATTATCAATAATGTACTTCTCAGTGTGAGCAATTAACAAATCACCATAATTGTTGAATCTGGCAAAACAAGGTTCATCAAATCCAAGTTGTTTAAGTTTTAAAGCTCTGTCATAGGGTAAAAATTCATTTTTCATTGTTCTTGTTGTTTAGTTATCATTTCTATTTAAGATATGTGGTAAAAATTGCCACTTATCCTTTAAAGGTTTCTTCGTTGTCTATCCACTCGTCTACTATCTCAAGGTTACCAGTAAAGCAATACCCAATAGCTTTAAGTAGTCCCTCAATCATTTGTAGGGCTTCATCTAAGTTTACATCGTTGTGTGGTACTTCGTGTGTTACCTTGTGTTCGTATTGTTCTATTGTTATTTTCATCCGTGTTTATTTAGGCATTGTTCGTTTTAATTTATCTTCATACAATCCGTCTTGTTCCGATTGCTTAACCATTTTAGTTAATAAGCCTTCTCTGTATTCGTCTTTCAGTCGCTCCAAATATAAAACAAAGTCCATCGCTTCCTCTTGTGCGTGTGTAAGCCATTCTAACGTGCTTAAATCGGTTCTTTCAAGTGTTGTGTTGTACTTGGCTATTCCTACTTGCGAACGTTCGTTAAATCGGCTAAGAACACGTAATACTATCTTGTCTTCTATTTGCTGATTCATAAGAAATTTATTAAAGTGTTGTAATACTCTCGGCAAAGCTCTACCTGTTCTTTGATTCTTTCAATAACTGCTTCGTCTTTCTGTACGTAGAATACTTTCACACGTCTGTTCTTTGGAATGTGTGAGAAGATATGCTTTTTCTGAATCTCGTCACGCAAGTCCAAACTTTCCTCCATTAGATTCAACTTCCAGTGAGTTCTTCTGATTTCATCTTCAACCATTAACTCAGGAGTATCAACTAAGCAATAACAAAGCATTGACTGTTGTTTGCCTGTTAGCCACATATAACCTTGAAGTTGGTAGAAATAGTCTTTAGTTGGTATCTCGGTTTCAAAAAACGGAAAGGTTGATCCATCCCATGAGCTTTTAACGTCTAACAATACTTCGTCCGTGTTTACGTCAGGCGTTCCTGTTATCCAATCATTTTGGTAGTGTTCCTCGTTCTTGTAAATAAATCCCACGTCTAACACTTCATTAACTAGATTGATAGATTCGTTTTCTACTTCGTTTCCTTTGTCGGTGTAGCGTGAACTAAACTCTTTTCTGATTCCGTATTTATCCTGCAGCACCATTTCGTGAATGTACGTCTTTGCAGTTTGACTAAGCAACTCCGATTTGTTTCTCGGAGCTGACATAATTCGTCCTATAGCAGAACATCTAATTTTCATAACGCGTTCAATATATCAATTTGACCATCAGTTAACGTGAACTTGCTTTCTAAAGACTCACGTGTTATCTTTCCTTCCGTTACTGCTTTTACTGCGTCTTGGAATCTCTTAGCGTCTAAGGTTTGTTTCTTTGGTTGCACTGGAGTATTGTCTTTTGAGTCGGGATCACTTTCCGTTTCGTCAATTAAGAATAGTCCATTTAGAGCGTACTTACGGGCATAACTTGATGCAGTACCTGTGCATTGTTCTGATGACATTCCTTTGTGATCTCCAAGCTCTGCGAATCCGTTTGAATGAATTACACTATCAGTATCAGAAAGTGAAGCAGTCGCCTTTAAAAATAGCTTGTTGCCTACTTGAATAATCTCATCGGTTAAAACTAATAGTGATTCGTGTTTTTGTAGCAATGGTTTCAACGATTCAAGAATCTGCTCTGCACTTCGATACTTGTACTTACCAAATGAGTTAAAGCTACCTTTTGGACATTTTAATTCTGCCTGAATTTTTAATAGGTTTTTCATAATAAATTGGTTTTTGTTATACGCAAATATAATACTTTATTTCATATCTCGTACTAAATCTTTATATTTTTTTATGATTTCTTTTAGTTCGTCTTTCGTGAACTTTCGTGTTACCCTTGCTTTGGCTTCTAACTGACTAAATCTTTCTGCTCCAATCTTGGTTATTAGGTTTGCTCTGTATTCAATTAGGTTACCTGATAAGAAACTATTGCACCTTTCACATTGTAGATGCACGTTGTCCTCATCAAAACGAACATTCCAGTGGTTGTTAGCGTTCCAAAAATGCCCTGCGTTAGATTTCTTAGGTATGTTTCCACAAGATATGCACGTTTCGTTTTTATCTCGTTCACGGATATACTTATTGAATACTATCTGAGCTGCTTTAACTATGTCTTGTACTGTTTCTAACTCGTTTTTCATTCGTGTTTTCGTCTGCTTCCAAGTCTTCTCTTTTACCTCAGCTACAAAAGCACGGATGCACTCATCATTTAAACAGTATTTATGATTAAACCTGATAGGTTCAAACTTTTGTTTGCAGTTTTTGCATCTAGGCATCAGTCAAATTTTATTGTTTCTTCAATCCAAGCTCTAAATAATAACTGCAACTGTACTTGTTGCTCGTATATTTCATTTCGTTTTTCCCCATATACCTGTAATACTTTATAATCAACCTTTCTTATCTCGTCTGCTAGTATGTTTGCTTTACGCTTTAAGTCTTGCTTAAAAACGAACTGATCGTTTAAATCTTCAATGAAGTCTGCTAATACTGGAAGCACTGCTGATAATGCTACTAATTTGTGTTCTTTAGTCATAGTTCTAATTTTAAAATATTTCTGTTTAAATCAATTTTCCAAAGGTTTATATCTTGTGATGCCTTAAATCCTACATGGTTAATTTTACCTTTTTCCCATACTCCATAGTTTTCAAATCCTAAATTTTTCCAAAAATTGTTACTATCTAAATCAGTTCGACAACGCAAAGTAAATCCTATGCGTCCAAACATTTCACAAAATTCACGACATACCTCTACTAATGCAGTTCCGTAATGTAATCTCCTTGCATCATTTCTTACTGCAATTTGCTGAATTTTAGCGTATTTGTAAGCACCTACAGCTGGAGTAATTAAAACATATCCTACAGCATCGTTATTAGCTTCGCAAATTAATACTATAAAGTTACTTTTACCACCCCAAACATAGTCTTCCCAAACTGTTTTTTGAATAAATCCTACAGCATAACTATTTTCTTTTTGTAACTTATCAACTAGTAACATATCTTTTAAAGTGCTAGTTCTTACACTAATATTTTTTATTTTATCATCATACAAGATATTTATTAATCCTGTACTACAATCAAATTTTCCTAAATTCATAGCTCAACATATTTAAATTTAAGTTCGTGTTCAAGTTCTTCAATTCTTTTCTTTAATTCTCCGTTTATGTGCAAACATCTGTTTATCTCGCGTCCGTGTAAACGTAGTTCCGTTTCAAGTTCAACGATTGCTAACTGCACTTGCTTTAAGTCGTTCTCCGTGTCTTTAGCTCCGTTTATGTACGCTACTGCTTCTGGTTTCTTTTCTTCTAAATCTTCGCGTGTTAGCTTGACTTTCCAAATATTCTTTTGTATTAGTCCTTTTATGTAAAGTAGTTTTAATCCTATGTCCATTACTGCATTAATTTTAATTTATGTGCTAAATTGGTTAATATTTTTGGTTCGTCTTTTTGTGGAGCAGAAAATATCTTTTGATAAACATTCGGAGCAGTAAGTTCTTGTTCAAAATAACTCAATCTTTCCTTATCAAACCAAATCTCTATTTTACCGATGTTTCCATTTGAACGTGGTTTAATCTTGTTAAAGTATATTTCTGCAAGGTTAAATGTTGGATCCTCCCTGTGTACTGTAATCATGCATTTTCCACTATTAAACCACTCACTACCTCCTTTTAAATCATAAGGACTTGGAGGATTTCTTTTTCCATTTTCCTTTTCAGTTAGTTTAGGATGAATAATTGTGTGCAAATGTAAACCATTATCCTCAGCAATTTGATTACGATATGGTAAAACGAACTCTAAATATTGTGCATATCCTCCGTATTCATTATATGGATGGTTTAAATCTTTCCAACTATCTATTGAAGCAGTATGTAAATCTTCCTTTTTCTTTATTTCAACTGCCATATCCCAAAACTGAATTGGAGTTAACTTTGCTTTTATATCAGCTCTAGTCAAAACTTTGAAATGTTGTATTACCCAGTCAATAGCTTGTGTTATTTCTGAATCTTGAATTACATTTCTATCATCAGGATTAAAACTTTTACCCGTTTTTTTGTGGATTAAATCTGCTATGATTTCAACATTACTTCCAACATCAGGAAAATATACTAAATGCTTCCATCCGTAAAACTTAGAAGTATTCATTAAACATTCCATTAATACCTGTGTCTTTCCACTCATTGGAAAACCTGTCCAATCTGTACAGTTACCTAATGACATGGAGTAATGCTCATGTAAACTTTTAAATCCTAAATACTTTCCTTTTTGATGGTAATTATCTCTATGTTTAAATAGATCAGTTATTACATCTCCTGCTTGTGTTATTTTAAATCCGTTTAACTCCATGGTGCTTTCCATTTATTAGGTTCTTTTACTTCTTCTATAGTCTGTATCTTATCCCAAAACAAACCCTGCCATCCCATTTCAATAGATTTGTTTATCACAAACTTACATTGTTCATTTGTATAACTTTCCATTTTCTTTAAAATAGTGTTGATTGTTGCTTGGCTCAGTGCTTTACGAATTGATTTCCTGTAGTCAATCCAAACATCTAATATTACTTCTTTTTCATTCTTTTCTTTCTTATCATTCTTGTTTGTTGTTAATTGTTTGTTAGTCGTTTGTTGATTGTTTGTTAATGGCTTGTTAGTAGTTTCATTTTCATCTTGGTAACATTCATATTTACAGATAGTTACTATAGTAAATTGGCTTGTTGATTTTACTTCGATTTCGTTCGTCTTTTCTAACTTTTTTAAAATGGTTCTAATTTGCTGAATACTGATTCCAGTAGCGTTAGAAATGTTACCCAAAGACGAAATAAATTGACCTCGTTTAACATCGTTACCTTGCCATTTAGCGTCTTTGTGATTTGCTTTAATAAGCATATACAAAAACAGGTGTACTGCTTCAGATTTATTAAACCACTCCCAATCTAAAAATTTTCTGTGTAATTTAATCCAACCGCTCATCTCTAAAATTTTCTATAAATTTCATTAAGGTAAATATTTGTTTTTCATCTAAACAAATTGTTTTAGATCCATCTTCACCCTCATAAACTTCAAAGCAAATATGACTTCCTTTAGAAACAATCATTTTGTCTTTGTCGTTATACTGACATTTTAAATAAATTTCACTCATTTTAAATAATTTTAGTAAATAAAAAACCCCTGCATATCCACGAGGCTCGACTTTCGTTTCAATACAAGGGTTAATAATTCCTTTTGAGTTTATGGTGTCGAGCCAACTCTGTTACAAATATAACGAATCTTACTCTAAATAGGTTGCATCATCACCATATTTTTTTTCTAATATCCATCTTTTTATTCGTCTTAACTGAAAAATGTTCTCACATTCCATGATGTCTTTGTAGATGTTTCTAATCGGTTCTTTGTATTCCGTGTTTCTAAATGCTTCCACATACTCGCCTATTATCGTTTCATAGTGTTCCGTGTTCCATTGTGATAAATCTTTATGTGTATTTATGTTATGGATTACTGAAGCATGATGCTGATTAAATAATCTTCCAATCTCACTTAACGAATACTGGTATTCTCTTAGCTTGTGCATTAAAAAACATTTCTTGTAAATCGTTTCTCGTTGTCGTCCTTTTCTGTTTAAATCGTCACGTTCAACATAGAACATTACCATATCTAACATTTCTTCTTGTGTCATATCAGTTTGTTTGTTTCAAAGTATTCTCCTACTTCTCCGATGTTATTAAAATTAATCACTACAAATTTGCTCTGTTCAAAGTCGTACTTGACTAAACTTTTATTCTTTACTGCTGAGTCAAAGTTGCATATCTTACATACTCGGTTTTTACCCATGTCAGTCTTTAGCGTGTAGATTCTTTTATTGTCCGTGTATTCATCGAGTGAAAGCATCCTGCGACATTTAAAGCATTGCTTCATGATCAAAATCTAAATTCTTTAATTTCAAAATGTCCATCGTTAAAACGTCCCGTTTCGATTAAATCTAGTCGCTTCCAGTATGCCAAACTTTTAGAAGTAAAAATCCATTCCTGAACTACTGCAAGTCCTATTTTGTAAGTTAGTTTATATTTCATAACATCTGATTAAATTTAATTTCACAAATTCTTTTGTACAGTTCCTCATTGAATGTACCTCTGATGTGTTCGTGTTGATTCTTTCTTGTCCAAAATTGAATCATTCGTTGTAGTCTAAATACCATAATCTGCCCAATAGTTAAAATCGTCTGTTTCTAGTTCACGC